AGAAACGGAGACAATCTGATATGAAATATGCGGTGGACATTGAAGCAGACTCACTTACCCCGTCCACCATTCACTGCATCGTGGCGAAGAACATGGACACAGGTAGTGTCCACGTCTTCAGGGAGGGGCAATGCTTTAATGAGTGGCCTTCCTTTGCAAAACAAAACATCAAGAAGTTTGTCATGCACAATGGCATCAGCTTCGACGCCCCTGTAATGAACAGGCTGACGGGGACACGCATCTCTGTCGATCAGATAGAAGATACGCTTATCCTGTCACAGATAACAAACCCAATGCGTGACAACGGACACTCGCTGGATGCATGGGGGCGTGTATTAAACTTTCCAAAGCAGGAGTTTAATGACTGGTCAAGATGCACAGACCAGATGGTTGAGTACTGCAAGAATGACGTAGAGTTAACGGCAAGAGTTTATGCCACACTACAAAAAGACTTGAAGGATTTCTCTAGTGAAAGCGTAAGGATGGAGCATACCATTCGCTTTCTCATTGACCGTCAGGAAAAGAATGGCTTTACTCTTGATATACAAAAAGCTATCTCACTTATGAATAAGCTAAGTGATATGGCTGGTCAGATTGAGCAGGAAGTCAAGCAGGCTTTCTACCCACTACCTACGTTTATCAGAGAGGTAGAGCCAAAGGTTAAGCAGGATGGCAGCTACTCAAAAGTAGGACTCAAACATCTTGGGGATGACTGGACGGTGTGCGGTGGTTCACATTCTGTCATCGACTTTCCTGAGTTTAACCTCGCCAGCAGACAGCAGATCGTCAGGCACCTACAGCACAGGGGATGGAAGCCAAAAACTTTCACAGAGAAAGGGCATGCAATTGTTGACGAGGGTGTTCTCAAGGATGTTGATATCCCTGAAGCAAAGCTTATCGCTCGTTACCTGCTGTTGCAGAAACGTGTCTCGCAGATCAAACAGTGGATCGACTACTACGCAGACGATGGCAAAGTACATGGAAGAGTTCTTACGTTAAAGACTATCAGTGGTCGGATGGCGCATCACTCACCCAACATGGCACAAGTTCCTGCTGTTTACTCTGAGTTTGGTAAAGAATGCAGGGCATGTTGGACTGCATCCGCCCCTGATCGGGTTCTTGTTGGCTGTGACGCCAGTTCACTAGAACTTCGTGGACTGGCTCACTACCTAAAGGACGACAAGTTTATCAACGAAGTTGTCAACGGTGACATCCACACCGCCAACCAGAAAGCAGCAGGCCTTGCTACCCGTGACCAAGCCAAGACATTTATCTATGCATTCATCTACGGTGCTGGTGCAGCCAAGATCGGCAGCGTAGTGGGTGGTACGGCAAGGGATGGTCAGCGTCTCATCGACCAGTTCCTTACTAACGTACCGGCACTGAAGAGCCTACGTCAACGTGTTGAGTTATCAGCAGCACGTGGCTATATCCCCGGCCTAGATGGGAGAAGGCTCAAGGTCAGGTCGGTACACTCCGCACTTAACCTCTTGATCCAAGGGGCCGGTGCTGTTATATGTAAGCAGTGGCTGGTCCACATCATGCAGCTTATAAAGGAGGAAGGAATAGATGCTTACTTAGTTGCCAGCATTCACGACGAATATCAGTTTGATGTCAGGCGTGACCAAGCTGATAGGTTTGGAGAGTTGACAAAGAAAGCTATGAAGATGTCAGAAAAAACTTTGAAGGTTCGCTGTCCACTAGACAGTGAATACAAGATTGGAAACAACTGGGCGGAAACACACTGATGGTCCAGCTAACAGAGGAACAAAGACGTAGAGGAGAGACGTGCGGTAGGCACCGTTATACAGTAAACAGACAACGAAACGTAACCAACAGGCTTGTAGCTAAGATGGATGCTGAAGAGCAAATACAGAACGACATCTACGGTGCGTTGGCAGAAGTGTTTGTTGCCGATCTTCTCAATGTCCCGTGGAGTGGGGAGGCGGATAGCCCCGATAACATTGCGGATGTTGGTGAAGACATTGAGGTAAAGTCCTCACGATACAGAACCGCACACCTTATCGTCAGACCACGCAGACACAGAGCGAACCCGACCGAATATATAAAGTCACACAGATATGTTCTTGTAACATACGACACAATCAGTCTTGACTTTACATTTGCGGGTTGGATTGCTGGCGAGGAAGTCATGCAAGATAAGTTCTGGAAGAAGGATTCTTGGTGGATTCCACAGTCAGAACTAAACAAGGAGATTCCTCATGCCTAAGATAGAACTAGACCTTACTTACGAAGCTGTTGACGACATCGTTAAGAAGGCACTGATAGCAACGCTTGCCGATCTTCACAGGTTCCCAAGCGACGACGACAACACCTTACATGATTCCGTGTTGTGTGTTCTTGAGTACTTTTGTTCTCCAGATGAATATGAAAATGTTATGGCGTCTCTACGCAACAACACGCTATGGTGTGAGCAGGTTGCCAAGCAGCAACGCTTCGACTATTAGAGTATCAGTATTCTCCACGGAGTGAGAGAATACAGTGATACTCTTAGGTAGGTTAAAAAAGATGTTGACAGCCTACCACAACTGATCTAGTATGTACGAATCATCAACAGCCACCGTTGAGTGGCACATGCGAAAGGAAACTAATATGACTGTAATTACTGGCCGTGCTTTCTGGGCTTCCGTTCAGGCTCCTAACACCACCTATGACGCAGATGGCGTATGGACGATTGACGTATCGCTGGACCCAGACAACAAGAAGCGGGTTGAGGAAGATGGTCTTCGCACCAAGAACAAGGGCGATGATCGTGGCGACTTCATTACCATCAAGCGTAAGGCAGTGAAGAAGAACGGAGAGAAGAACGACGCACCGGCTGTCGTTGACTCCATGAAGAAGCCAATGCCGAATGTTCTTATCGGCAACGGCAGCGTAGTCAACGTGAAGTATCGCACGTATGACTGGACTTATCAGGGTCGTGCTGGTATCAGTGCAGACCTTCAGACTGTGCAGGTTGTTGATCTTGTTGAGTACAGCGGTGGCAAGGGAGGCGACGACCTTCCTGTCATCGAAGGCGGATACAAGCATGGCACAAACATTACGGATGACGTTCCCTTCTAATCCGTAGTATCCACACGGGGCTGTCTGAGCAGAAATTGAGACAGCATTGGTTGTCTGGGGTGGGCGGGACCAGACTCCCCTAACAAAAAGAAAGGCAAACATGTCTAACTCAAAAACAATCGACACCGTAGTAGATGATATCTACGCACTGTTCACGGACGAAAACGAACTTACGGTATCTGACGAAGACATGAAAGCCTTCGCGGAATCCGTATGTCAATCTATAAAAAGAAGCATTGAAGAAAAGAGAGACAGGCGGGAAAACTTACGCATGTCTCTTGTGGGACACCCTGACAGGAAGATTTGGTACGAAGTCAACGGTGCACCACAAGAGACACTTTCTCCTCAGAATAGAATCAAGTTTCTGTTTGGAGATATACTAGAGAGTATGCTGATCCTGCTGACAAAGACGGCGGGTCACACGGTGACAGATGAGCAGAAGCAGGTTGAAGTCAACGGCATCGTCGGACACATCGACGCCAAGATTGATGGGGTGCTGGTTGATTTTAAAAGTGCATCCTCGTTTGGTTTCAGAAAGTTTAAATACGGACACCTAGCAAGCGACGACCCATTCGGCTACATTGCACAGATATCTTCTTACGCAACAGCGGAAGGTGCTGACGAGGCAGGGTTCCTTGCCATTGAGAAGCAGAGCGGTGAGCTTGCATACCTACGAGTACACTCACTGGAGATGATAGATGCAAAGGAAAGGATCGACTCCGTTAAGTCAATGGCTGGAAGCAGCAAGCCTCCCGTTCGTTGCTATCCTGATGTTCCTGATGGCAAGTCTGGCAATCGCAGGCTTGACACTGGCTGTGTATATTGTTCTTTTAAAACGCATTGTTGGGCAGACGCTAATGACGGTAAGGGTCTACGAGTTTTCGCCTATGCAAATGGTGAAAGATACTTTACTAGAGTGTCGAAGGAGCCTGACGTACCAGAACTTTCTGACGCTGTTCTGTAATTATGCAATCAAAGCCAAGAAAAAAATCAAGAAAGAACGGCCTAAAGAATAAAAGATTTAGATCGACTTCTGAGGCGACAGTCGCAGAACACCTTCTTGTTCTTGGCGTACCGATTCTATACGAGACAGAGCGTGTCAAATATCCGATTATGAAGATACGGACATACACCCCTGACTTCATGCTGCCTAACGGCGTGTTCATTGAAGTCAAGGGGTGGTTTAGACCACAGGATCGAACCAAGCATTTAGCTATCAAGGAAGCAGTGCCTACACTTGATGTCAGGTTTGTGTTTGACAACCCAAATACAAAGCTTATGTCAAAGTCAAAGAATGGAAAGACATACGCCGACTGGTGTGAGCAGCACGGCTTTCTCTACTGCAAACTATCTGACGGTATTCCTAAAGAGTGGTTGGAATGAAGACAGATATCTTTGTAGAACTAGAAACATATATGGAGGAGATAGGTTCACCTGAAAAGGTTCTGTTCCTTACCGTCATCCTTCAGGCGTTGCTAGACGCATCCAAGCCGGAAACAACAAACGAATCAGAACGTGCAAAGATAGATCGTGATCGTGCACAAGCATGGTTCTTTGCCAGCGTGGGTGTAACCGCAGAGGATTTTACCATTGTATGTGACATGGCTGGCATTGATCCTGAGTATGCCAGAACATTTGCTTACAAGGTACTACGATCTAAGGAAATAGAGTACACCCGCAAGAAGATCAACTCAATCTTATCCAAAGACTAGGGAAACAAATGCAATACAAGTTTGACGAAGGTCTGTATCTAGACGAGATACAGGAGTACATCGACGCAACCTACACCCAACACTATGCGTCAAGTAAGTATCAGGCCACAGACACCATCCTAGACGCTGGCTATGGCGACGGCTTCTGTATGGGTAACATATTGAAATACTGGAAAAGGTACGGAAAGAAGGACGGTCGTAACCGGAAGGACTTGCTGAAGATCATCCACTATGCTATTATCATGCTTCATGTCCACGATTCCCTAACCCCAGATCAGGAGTAGCCCATGCCTCACTTTCGTTCTAACGAAAACCCTATGTTTCGCTCTAAATTCAGCGAAGATATCTTCAAGCATAAGTATGCTCACCCCGGCTGTGAGACTTGGGCTTCCCTTGCTGCCGTTCTGGTAGAGGATGTTTGCCAGCACAACATGACCAAGGAAGAGAAGGCTACTCTGACACACATGATTACTGACCTAAAGTTTATTCCCGGTGGTCGGTATCTTTATTATGCTGGTCGTCCTAACAAGTTCTTTAATAACTGCTACCTTCTTCGTGCAGAGGAGGATACACGCGAAGACTGGGCTGATCTGTCATGGAAGGCAGAGTCTTGTCTTATGACTGGCGGCGGCATTGGCGTAGACTACTCTGTGTACCGTGAGGAGGGACGTGTTCTTAACGGTACTGGTGGGCTATCTTCTGGTCCCATTCCAAAGATGCAGATGATTAACGAGATTGGTCGTCGCGTCATGCAGGGTGGCAGCCGTAGGTCAGCCATCTATGCCAGCATCAACTGGAAGCATCCAGACGTAAGCAAGTTTCTTGTTGCAAAGAACTGGTACGACATGCCAGTTGGCAGCACGGGCTACACAATTGGGCAGGTCAAAGAGCAGGACTTCAACTTCATTGCTCCGCTGGACATGACCAACATCTCTGTTAACTACGACACTGAATGGCTACTAAACTACTGGCGTACCGGAGAAGTTGGTGACGTGTTCAAGAAGAACGTACTACAGGCATTGTCAACAGCGGAACCCGGCTTCTCCTTTAACTTCTTTGACAAAGAAAATGAAACACTTCGCAACGCATGCACAGAGGTAACATCAGAAGATGACTCCGACGTCTGTAATCTTGGCTCTATTAACATGGGCCGCATTGATAGCCTTAGCGAATTTACTGATGTAGTAGAACTGGCTACCAAGTTTCTCCTGTGTGGCACCCTTCGTGCCAAGCTACCCTATGACAAAGTATATGAGACACGTGCCAAGAACCGCCGCCTTGGCCTTGGTTTGATGGGCATGCACGAATGGCTAATTAAGAAAGGATATCGTTATGAGGTTACCCCAGAGCTTCACAAATGGCTTGGAGTCTATAAAGGCGTTTCTGACAATACTAGCCGTAGTTTCGCTGATGATCTTTCTGTTTCCCGTCCTGTGGCTAACAGAGCTATCGCTCCGACAGGGAGTATCGGGATTCTTGCTGGCACTAGCACTGGTGTTGAGCCTATCTTTGCTGTTGCTTACAAGCGGCGTTATCTAAAGGGGCAGTCACGCTGGCACTATCAGTATGTAGTTGACTCTGCTGCACAGGAAATCATTGATATCTATGGCGTTAACCCTGAGAACATTGAATCGGCACTTGATCTTGCCGAAGACTACAAGCGGCGCATGGCTTTCCAAGCAGACGTACAGGACTATGTTGATATGTCTATCTCTTCCACTATCAATCT